GGACTCGACGAAGCACAACGCCGTTTGGCGAGCAGCGGACGTCTCGACGACGCCGCAGAAGTGTTCCGTAGGATCCTCTAACTGGGAGCTCCCCAATGCCCAAGGTTACTAACGCCTTCACCACGTATAACGCGGTGGGGAACAGAGAAGACTTGTCAAATGTGATCTACAATATTGATCCGTTTGACACGCCGGTGATGAGCGCCATTCGCCGGCGCAACGTGAAGAACAGGTTGTTCGACTGGCAGACTGAGTTTCTGCCGACTGTGTCGCCCAGCGTGGTCCCGGGTTCGGGCGCGATGGACCCGCTGACGAATGCGCAGTTCGAAGGCTTTGCGCTCGCTCCGCATTCCGCCCAGCCGACGATCCGCCAGAACAATGTGACTCAGATCAGCGAGCGCGACGCGACGATCTCGGGATCGCAAGAGGAGTCGGACGCTGCGGGAAAAGGCTCCGAGATGAGCCATCAGATGGCGATGGCGTCGAAGGTTTTGAAATCCGACATGGAAACCGCGATGTGCAGCCGTCAGCCGCGCATCGACGGCAACGACAGCGGGCCCGCGGCTCGCGTGACTGAGGGCATCTCTCACTGGCTCGGCCGCACGGTCCTCCCGCCGCGCCTGGGCGGTGGCGTTGGCGGAGCGGTTGCGCCTGGAACGGCGGTCACTGGTCTGCCGACGCTGTCGACCGATCTCTTCCCCGCGCCGGCTGCGGTGTCGATCACCGAGGCGATGTTGGGCGACGCGATGCAGAAGGCGTACAGCAACGGCGCGAGCCCGACGCTGTGGGTTGTCGCCCCGGGCCCGAAGCGCACGGTGTCAACCTTTGTCGGAAGATCGACCACTCAAGTCCTTGTTGGGAAGACGGAAGTCGTCTCGACTGTCGACGTGATCGCGACCGACTTCGGCAGGATCAAGGTGATCCCATCGCGCTGGGTTCCGCCTGACGTTGGGCTGCTGATTGATCCGGATTATCTGGCGGTGGCGTTTTTCCGGAGCTTCCGTCAGTATCTGATGGCGCGGACGGGCGACGCCGAGACGCGGATGATTGTGGTCGAGTGGGGCGTCGAAGTCCGCAACGCGCTCGCGCACATTCTTTTCAACGGCATCCAGAAATAAGTGAGAGGCGGCTCGCCCTGCAAGGCGGCCGCCTCTTGGGTTCTCCGTCGTCCGTGAAGAGTTACTTTCAACGGTTGGTCCCGACGGGCGGCGGAGAAACTATCAGGAATACTTAGAGTTCCGCAAATTGGGTGGGATGATGGGTGAGGCGAGGCGGCGGTACGACGCCAGGGATGGCATCGAAAGAACGCTTATTCTCGACGATGCGTCGAGCGTGTTTCACGTGAAGCACAGCCAGGACGTCGAGCCGATCCTCGACTCGATCGCGCGCGATCGCGAGCTGATGCGCAACGACGGCGACAACAAGCTGACCCATCGTATTCCGACGATCATCTACGAAGAACTCCAGCGGATCGGGATTGCGGACGATCCTGATCTTTTCAAAGTCTGGCTGAACTCGAGCGAAGCCGATCCGTGGCGGATTTGGCAGGGCCGTTTGTGATGAAGAAGACCGGCACGTTTCATGGGCGTTCGAACAAGCTCGGTCACGGCGGCCGCGCGGCGCAGCTGAAAGCGCAGGGCGTGCCAGGCGGGGTCATAGGCGAACTCGCGCGCAAGGCGCAGGCCGCGCCGGGGCAGAAGAACTACCACGGCAAGCGAAGAGGAAAATGATCATGCCTGGACAACCGCAAGAACCGCCGAACCCGCAACCGCCGCCGCCGCCGAACCCGAAGCCGCCGCGGAGATGACCGTTGGCGACGCCCCGGCTCTGACTGACTATCCGGCCGCAGTCGGGGTGGCGCTCGGCGTTTTCTTCACTGCCATCCTCTTGGTCGTTTCGGGCCGCTTCGACCCGACGAACGGCGTGCTTACACTTTCCATCCTGGTCGTGATCTCGTTCATCGGAGTCGTGATGTTCAGCATGCTGTTCGCGATCCCTGCGGGCGAGACGAATGCCGCGGTGGTTGGCGGAATGACGGCGGCGTTTGGCGCGATCGTGGCGTTCTGGCTTGGTCGCGGGAAGGGAAACTCATGAGCATGCTCGGGCTCGTCCTCGTCATCATTCTGATCCTGATCCTGCTCGGCGGCGTCGGGCCGTCGATCTATCCCGGCGCATCGTGGCCCTATGGCTACGGCCTCGGCCACGGCGGCGTCGGGATCATCGGCATCATTCTGATTGTCATCCTGATTTTGGCGCTCATGGGGAGGCTCTGATGAAGTTCACGCGCGGAAACACGTTCAAGCCGGACGGCAACCCCGCCAAGCGGCCGGCGAAGCTCAAGGGTCGAGTGGCGAACGACGTCTGGGCCCCGCCCGCGCGCAGCGCGATGAGTCCGCCGCCGACGAAAGACACCCAGGAGCCGCGTGGTCGAGGGCTGTCGATGAGCAAGGGCCGGAATAAGGGAGTCCATAAGAGCGGACAGGGCGGAAGAATAGGGTGACCGACTTCGCTGACTTTAAAGCGCAAATCGCGGAGTACTCCAATCGGCAAGATTGGGCGGATGCGATCGTCGTCGGCTTCGTCCGCCAGGCGGAGCAGAAGCTGAATGCGGAGTTGCGCGTCGACCGGATGATCAAGTTCAGTCAGGCTCTGATCAACGGACGATGCATTGTGCTGCCGGATGATTGGCTGGCGATGGAACTGGTTCGGATCGCCAACCCGAACGTTCCGAGTGGATTTCTGCCGATCCGCTACAAGAGCCGGGACGAGTTCTACACCACCACCGACAATTGGATGTACGGATTTTACACCATCCAGGGGCGAGAACTGTTCATCGGCGGCGCGCCCGACTCAATTAACGGGCAGAATACGCTGATCACCTATTACGGCGAAGTCCCGGTCTTCTCCGACATTCAAGACAGCTGGGTCTATACGAAATACCCGTCCCTCTATCTCTCGGCGGCGATGATGCACGCCTTCCTGCACGCGGTTGGCGAAGAGGACAAGGCGATGGGCGCGAAGCAGCTGACCGAGGACACAATCAACAAGCTGAACGCGCTGCATCTGACGTCGCGCGCCAGCGGTTCGCGGGTGGTGCGCTCAAGAGTGAGGTCATTCGGATGAGATGGCTTGTTTTGGCAGTTTTGGCAGTTCTCGCTTGGCCGGCCTGGAGCAACACGGTCGTCGCGACGTGCGGCACGGCGTCCTACCCGGCCGGATCGACGGCGAATGAAACGCAGAACGCCAATGGGCAGACTTGTTCATGAGGGTTGAAATGAGACGTCGTCTTCTCGCGGCCTTCTTCGGCCTCGCCCTTTCTGCGCTGCCGGCCTTCGATGAGCTGCCGGCGCAGGCGCAGCAGGCGCGCGTTGTCACGGCGTGCGGCTCGCTTGCGCCATTTGGGCCCGACGCCGTTGGTGGCGTGGCCTTTCCGACGATCGACACCACCGGCAAGCTTTGCCTGTCGGGCGGCGGCGGGGGCGGCTCACTCGTTGGCGGAACGACGCCGGTCACCGGAACCTGTCCCAGTGGGCAGTTCCTCTACAACAACGCGGGTGTGCTCGGCTGCTCGGCCTCGAGCACGTCGATTGTCCTGCCGCAGACCGTGTCTGGAACGGTGAACAGCGGCGGCGTCGCTTATTTCAACTCCACCACTCAGATGTCCTCGAGCGCGCTCCTGGCGGCCAATGCGCTCATGGTTGGCGGCGGCGCGGGCGTTGCCCCAAGCACCATCACGACCGGCGCGGGCGTTAACGCTGTCTTGGGCGTCGCGCCCAACACCAATGGCGGTATCGGCACAGCGACGACAGCCTCTCTTGTCGCGGGTTCCATCGAGATAGGCAGTGGCAGCGGCGTAGCTCCGACTGGCCTGGCCGATGTTGCGACGGGCTCGTACCTGAAATCCGGCGGCGTGAACACCAACCCGGCATATCAGGCGTTCGGGGCGGGGGTGCAAGCTGCCGTCGCTTTGAACGCCAACGCGGCCGGCGGTGTGGCGCTGGTCAGCGCGGTGCCGACGGCGGGCAACTATGTGAAGTGGGCTGCGGGCGGCCTGGTGGATGGCGGGGCGGGGAGTGGCGGAGGGACTATTACTGCCGGGTCCACGCCGACGAGCGGAATATCTGCCGGCTATTTGTTGATGAGTGACGGGTCGCTCGTACAAAGTGCAAATAATGCGTCAGTCGCTAATAATCTTTACGCAAGTTCATTTAACGGCAATACTTTTATTACAGGCGGCCAGCAAGTTACCGGAGGATTTCTAGGGGATGGCTCGTGGGACATTATGCCCGCAGCATCGCCGTGGACCGTTTCAGTTGCTAGTTATGGTGCTCCCACTACAGCGTCTGCTTTTCGCGTCTACAACACTTTTACCGATATTTCCAACGGCGAATGGGGTGCGCTTGATTGGCGAACGACGGCCAATGTTCTGACTATCGGGTCAGTCAAAAATGGGACTGGCACGTTGCGCCCGGTGCAAATCAGCGGCTCCAATTTTCAGGTACCTTCCCTCACTTCGGTTGGAACCAAGCCGACCGTTACTGGGTCTGGCGGTACTTGCGCTGCTGGCACGACAGTAGGCGGCGCGCTCGCGGGCACTTTCCAAACCTCGGCGGTCTGCGCCGCCGGCAACACCATAGCTCTCACCGGAATGCCCGCGACGGCGACCGGCTACGCTTGCGACGCTACGGATCGAACTCTTCCGGCGGCGCTTATCCAGCAAACGGCATCTACGACGACGGGGGCGACGTTCACCGTTGCAGGCACTTCAACCGCTGCGAGCAATGTAATCTCGTGGAAATGCATGGGGTATTGAAGATGAAAAATCTGCTTGTCGCCGCTCTCTTTCTGGTTCCGCTTCCGGCGCTTGCTGGGACGACGATCACCGTCAGCGTCGGGACGACGTCCGAAACGTGGACGCTCTCGGACACTGACCAGCAGAAATTCGAGGCGTGGCTGCAGACGGCCTACAAATGCACGCCCGTCCCTCCTGCGACGACATGCACGACGGTTCTCGTTGAGGCCGAAGCCGCGTGGGCCAAGGCGATGCTGCAAGGCACCGCCAACAACGTCACTAGCTTCCAGAACACGGTAGCCGCGACAGCAGCGATCAACGCTACGACGCCGGTTGGCTTTGATGTAGGCGCGACGAAGAAGAAATGACTGAGCTTGTCATCTTCAACCAATGGACGCCGGTCGCCGGGTGCTCTGGAGCGGGAGGAGATTTCTTGCTGCCCTTCTCTGAACCCCTTTCGGTGACGAGCGTCAATTTGCTCGCGCCGCTGTCGCAGACGCCGTGGCCCAATCCGATCACGCTGATGGTCAATGGGCGAGGTTTCAATAACGTTGGGTCGCCGCCGGACTTCTCGGTGTCGGGCAACGCGATCACCTGGCTCAGTACGGAATATTCGGTTTCGCCGGGCGACGACGTGGTCGCAATCTACTATTACGTCGGGTGAGAGTGATGCTGCGAAGGGTTCTGTTAAGCCTTGCTCTCGGACTGGCGGCGATCTGCGCTCACGCCCAGACCGCGCCGTCGCCTGCCGATGTCGGCATCTCCAAGGGAACGCCTGACGTCTTCAAGCTCAAGGGCCACGACAACGCCTGGACGCCATTCGGTTCGGTCGATCCCTCGACCCACATTTTTGCCCCCGGCACCAATGGCTCGATCGCGCCTAACGATTGCCTGAAATGGGGCCCGGGCATTACCAGCGCCGGGGCGGCGTGCGGAAGTGGCGGCGGCGGCGGCGGCGGCGGCGGCTCCAGTCAGCTCACGATCTACACTTCGCATTCTGGCTTGGTGAACAACGTCACGACGCCAACTGAGGCGTGGACGGTTCAGCAGCAGGGCTTCTATGCTCCCGGCGACGGCGGCGCGGCAACCTACCAGTGGAGCCTGACTTCTCTTTGCCAGATTGGCGATAGCGGAAGCCCGATCCCGGCTGACGGCATCGCTTGCGTTTTGCCAATCGGCCAAGACCCGGGCACGCCGGGCCGGTACCTTTTGCAACTCGACCATGGCATCGACGTTCGGCAAATCGGCATGGTTGGCGATGGCGTGTTCGATAACTCCACGCTGAACGCCACGTTGATGACTTTGGTTAACCCGGCGAACACCCAGGGCAGTCAATCCGACGTGTGGTTCCCGGCCAAAATAGGACGGCGATACACCGACTATTATTTCTCGCAGCCGTTTCACATCTACCGCCTCATGAACCTCCGATGCGAAGGGGTGCCGAACGGCGGCGGCGACACCTCGACCCGGTTGATGTTCCCTGCCGGCGTGCATGGCGTCGTCTTCGACAACTACGGCACGTCGCCCGATGGCAGCGGCATGGGCGGCGGCGGAATGACGAGCTGCGGCGTCTACAGCAAGGGAGTGCATGGGGATTTTCCCGTAACGACTGGTTCTAACCCCACTATTCACGTAGGTGACCCTCTCTGGAACCCTGGTGTTTGGGATTTCGAGGTTGGGGATGGCGTTATTGTCTATTTGTATGGCCCGGCTAATAGCACGCCAGCCGTCCCCGCCGGTTCCACCATTACCGCTGTCAACTCGGGGGCGCAGACAATAACTCTTAGCACTCCCGTTGTGTCTACTTATACGGGCAATGCTTCGTTTGTATTGAGGCTTCCAGTAGAGAAGGCTTTCACAGTCAACACAACAAACGGCAGCGGTACGATCACTGTGACGGGTGGCCCAAGTCTGTTGAGGCCGGGAGATTACATCTGGTCTGATGCTTTCCCGTTCGGAACTCCGATCATTAACGTGAGTGGTACGCTTGGCGCTCAAACCGTCGTTACGGGTCCATGGCATATGGACTACAACAACGAGACGCCCGCGACCAAATCGGAAACCGGCGGCAAGATGTGGATACTCCCCGCCGCGCTAAAGACGTTCGTTCAAACCAGCTTGCACACAAACTATTTTTCAGGGTTTGCGTGGGGCTTGGAGATGGAGTGTTCGGCGTGGGGGACGCCGATCGCCGGCTGCAATGGATCGCTGGCGCAGGAGAACGTATTTTACAGGAATATGATTGGGCGTCTTGTGCTGGGCGATAATTCTGGCGCGAGCATGTCGATCATGAATGTGTATGCGTACAGCACTATTGCCGACGTTGCCGAGCTTGGGTCGGTCGGGTCAAACTATCTCGCGGAGAATGCCAATAGTCAGGAGGACAGCACTTCAATTTATGGGATCATTGGTTTCTGCGTCAATTCTAATTCGAGCAGTTTCTATGGCGGTTACGCCCCCAGCAGCGGAGGATATTGCGCCAACGGGATCGGCGTAGCGACTTCGCCGGGAGGCAATGTTGTGTTTTGGAACCCGATTGCTGGCGTTCCTACTGGCGCGCCTACGTCGTTTAATGGCAAGTTTTTTAATGACTGGAGTTTCTCTGGTTCTGACGGGGTTGACCTGTGCCTGAACCAGCCGGGTGACGTGTTCAAGTGGTCGCATGACAGTGCTGGCTGCGGTGGCGGCGGCAACGTGTGGGATCTTCAATGGCGCGGCGACCTTGGGGCGTGGGCTTATCTCTATTTCGGCGTCGCTGGCGGCCATCCGATGTGGCTCACTGAGTACGACAAGTACGCCGGATATCAAACCGGCTTGGCGATGGTTAATTTCCCGCAGGGGTTTCTGCTGAATGACCACGCGCTTGGCGGCGGTGGCATTGGCACAGAGCGCCTATTTGATGAAGGGTTTGGCATTCCGACAGAGAGTTGGCACAAGCAGGGCGACGTTCATTTCAACCAAGGCCCCGTGCCGGGAGGTACTGCTGGGTGGATAAACACCGCCGATGGCGCGGGACATTATAAGGCGTTTGGAAATATTGAAACGGATCCGCCAACCGCTGTTTCTGGGGGTTGCGGGGCTACCCTAGGGTTGCTCACCCATGGCGGGAATGGCTTCACCGTCAATACCGGCACTGGAGCATGTACTTCGCAAGTTCGGGTGACCATGAGCCCGCCGTACGGGATCAACGGTTGGGCGTGTTACGCCAATGATTTGAGTGATGGACCTGATGCCCGCACGGTGATGTTGGGCGTCGCAGGCAACATATATTATGGGTTCATTGATATAGCCCATTATTCGGTGGGGGCGACCCCGGCAGCGGTTAATTTTGCGCCGAATAGCGTGATCACAATTAACTGTACTACGTTGTGATGGAGCGCTGCTGATGGCCGACACGATCACCACCAACTACCACTGGGTTAAGCCCGACATCAGCGGCTCGCCGACGACTTGGGGCGTGAAGCTCAACGCCGATCTCGACCTGATCGACAGCAAGGTTTTCGACGCCATAGTCATTGGCGAGATCACCATGTTCGCCGGGGGTACGCCGCCAGATAATTGGGTGCTCTGCGATGGGACGGTTTATCCAAATAGCTATATTCCGTTGCTCGCGCCGATCCTCAACAATGCCTACGGCGGGGTCCCGGGCATATCGAACGCCGTGCCGGATATGCGGGGAAGATTTCCGATCGGAACGGGCGACGTCGGCGGCGGAGTTGGCTTCGGCGCGGGAGACACGGGCGGCGAGGTGAACCATAGCCTCACCTGGGGGGAGCTCGCGACGCACGATCATGACGCGTTCGTCAGCATCAGCGATCCCGGCCATAACCATTCGGATGCCGGTCATAGTCACTTCGTCAACGACCCGGGCCACAACCATCCTGATGTTTTCCGCCAAAACGCCTCTCCAACTGCGGGCGCAACAGGGACGGCCCTTGGCGATGGAGGCCAATTCACCGGGAGCAACCAAACCGGCATAAGCATCGCAAACGGAAACGCGGATATCCAGTACAACGGCACCGGCATCACCGCATTCGCCTCTACTAATCCTGCCGGCGACGGCGACGGCCACAACAACATGCCGCCCTGGATCGGGATCAACTTCATAATTCGTTACCAGTAGGTGAATTGCGATGCGTCCACCTTCTATCGCTTCGATTGTTCGCTTGTTCCTTACGGGTTGCCCAGCGGCAGTTTTCGGGGCCGTAGTTGCCGTCCTTGTCTTCGCGGTCGATGGTCAGGCCAACGGGGCGTTCACCCATATCGGCAAGGAAGTTTTCAAACGAGTGGAGCCAACGGTCGCAGATTTTAATCCCGCGTCCACCGTAGCGGTGGAAGGCATGATAGTTCGGGTTGAGACACCTGAGCTTCATAGCCCGCCAACTCCAGTAGGTTGCGGTATTCTCACGGGCGTTGGTGTGGCCGTGTTTGAGACGAGTTTTAACGCCGGGCTGGAAGGGCATACTCGACCTTTTAGAAAAGGTATCGGATAATGTCCACGCAATTTCGTCCTCTCGAAATACCGCCTGGCGTGGTCGCCACGGCGACGAAGAAGATGAGGAGCTCGAACTGGGCCGAGGTCAATTTGTGTCGCTGGGTCGAGGGGCAACTCGCTCCGGTCGGCGGCCAAGCTCAGTACGCCTATCCGGCGTTCGCCTCGCGCTGTCGCAAGGTCCACGGCTGGTATGGACTCGACGGCATCCACTACATCGCCTACCTGTGCGAAACCAACATCTACGTCGACATCGGCGGCGTTCTGACCGACATCACGCCGGTCGACGGCATGATCGCGCCGCTGCCGGTGGGCGAAGGCGGCTATAGCGACGGCGTCTACAGCGCGGGGGCCATATTCGCCGCGACGGCGGGGTTTGCCGCGGGATCCGTCGACATTCCGGTGACGACCGATCTGGGCCTAATTTGGCCCGGCATGAGCGTGTTCGATATGACCATCGGGCCGGCCGACGATCCTCCCTTGGTGGGGATGGTTGCGGCCTTTGACGGCACGACGGTCACTCTAGCCGCCGGCGCGGCGATCGATAGCGCCGGGGCAGGCGATGCGCTGATGTTCAGCGCCTACAGCGAGCCGCGGCCCTCGAGCCTGATCCCGATCGATCGTCTGCCGAACGCCTGGTCGCTCGCCAACTTCGGCCAGGTTCTGCTGGCGATGACCAGCCCCGACGGGCGGCTGCTCGAGTGGGATCCCAGCGGCGGCGGCACCGGCGTTGCGCCCGCGGCGATGACCGAGGTCACCAGCGACGACACCGGCACGGGCGTCGCTCCGCGTGGGAGATTGTTTGTCGTCACCCAGGAACGGTTCGTCGTCATCTTCGGCATGGTCGACGACGGGACGCTGGGCCAAGGCAGCTTCCGGAGGTTCGGCTGGTGCGATCAGGAAAATTACCATGCCTGGGATTTTTCCAACGTCACTTCGCAAGCTGGCTTCCTCGACATCGAGCCGGCGAGCCCGATCGTTGCGGCGATCGCCACCAGGAACGGAACGGTTTTTTTCACGGCTCACAAAGCCTACGTCTCTAATTTCTTAGGCATCCCTTACGTTTACAATTACGTCGAACTGGGCGCGAACTGTACGCCGTGGTCGCCCGAGAGCATCATCACGACGTCAGAGATGGTGGTTTGGTTCTCGCAGCAGGGGCTGTTTTCATACGACGGCACTTCAATGCTGCCGGTCGCTTGCAAGGTGCGAGCCTGGATCGACGACGACATCGACCTCGTCAACGTGCGCGAGCAGGCATGCATGGTGCATGTCGGCAATTTCAATGAGATTTGGTGGTTCTTTCCGCAGCTCGGCCAGCCCTACAACACCCGCTGCGTAATCTACTGCTACAAAGAGGGATGGTGGTCGCAAGGGAGGATGTCGCGCTCGGCCGGCATCACCGCCTCTTTCACCGCGCAGACGATCATGGCCGACGGCGTGGTCGCGTATGAGCACGAGCTCGGTCAGTTCTACAACGGGGCGCAGCTGCCGTTTGCCGAGACGTTCGACCTCAACCTGACCAACGGCGCGCGGCTGATCACCGTCAAGCAGATGATGCCCGATGTCGAGGGCGGCGTCGATAATCTGCGCTACTCGCTGTTTTATCGGAACAGCCGCTCGACGGGCGCGCCCGAACTGCAGACAGCGCCGCGCCCGGTACGCGACGACGGTTTCGTCGACTTCCGGACCACGGGGCGCGACATCCGGCTCAAGATTGAGGTGACGGCCTCGCCGGTTCTGCCGTGGACTGTTGGCCAGCATCTGGTCGACTCAGTTGTGAGAGGCGACCGCTGATGTCATCCTTGGGTCATACTCCGGTCACTCCGCAGCCGCCGCCCGAACTGCCGCATTCGCCAGAGATTGGGCCGGCGCTCAGTCGCCATCTGCGCACGCTGGCGCTGTGGGCGAAGAACGATCTGTCGAACAAGCTCGACACGCGAACGGCGCAGCCGGGACTTCTCCTGCACGCCAATGACGCGCCGGCGGGAACGACGCCGGCGGTGTTCTCGCTCGAGGTGAAGAGCGACGGGACGCTGGTGGCGGTCCCGATTGCGCTCGCAGCCAGGAGGAGGATGGCATGACCGCGCACGTTCCTCACCCTTATCTCGCCAAGCTCGAGCGCGTGCTCGATCGCATGGGTGATCTTTACCGGGTCAGCGACATTCTCGAGGCGCTCGCCGCGCGCCGGATGCAATCGTTCGTCGAGGGTGAGTCGGTTGCGATCACCCGCATTGCCTCCTATCCGCGCGCCAAGGCGGTCGAGGTGCTCGCGGTCGTCGGCAACATCGACGATGCGCGCGTTCTGCACGATCGGGTGCTCGAGTTCGCCGCGCGCGAAGGCGCGACCACCGTCATTGCTTATGGCCGCCCCGGCTGGGCCGACGACGCGCGTCGCCGCGGCTGGAAAGTCAAAGCGCGAAACTACGTCTTCCAGCGGGATGTCCCATGAGCGGCGGCAGCACCACCACCAACGACACCACGTCGAACCAGATCAATCAGATCCCGGCATGGATGACGCAGGCGGGTCAGCAAAACTACGCTTACGCCCAGAACGTCGCGCAGCAGCCGCTCCAGCAATATCAGGGGCAGATGATTGCCGACGTCTCGCCGCAGATGCAGCAGGGGTGGGACGTCGCGGCGAACAGCGGCAACGTCGGTTCGGACCAGTTCAACGCGGCGACCGCCGGCTATCTCGGCGCGCTCGGCCAGACCCCCACCAGCGTGAAGGCGGGGCAGATCGCGGGAACCAATCTTCAGCCCTACATGGACCCGTACACGAAGGACGTGATCAACGCGACGCTGCCGATCATGGAGCAGCAGAACGCGCTGGCGCAGAACCAGCAGGCCAACCAGGCCAATTCGGCAAATGCTTTCGGCGGTTCGCGCCAGGGGATCCAGCAGGGCGTCGCCCAGGCTCAGGGCGCGATGAACATCGGCCAGATGGTCGCGCAGTTGAACGCGGCCAACTTCAATCAGGCTCAGGCGGCGGCGACCGGGGACATCAACCGCACTCTCACCGCGGACACCTCGAACCAGAACGCTCAGCAGCAGAAGATCAACTCCGACATCATCGCCTCGCAGGGGCTGACAAACACTGGCGACTCGATGAACAAGTCGAACGTCGCCAACTACGACATGCTGCAATCCGCCGGCGCAGCGCAGGAGATGCAGCAGCAGAACCAGATCAATGCCCAGATGGCGAAGTTCAATCAGGCGTTCAACTATCCGCAGCAGCAGCTCGGCACGCTCGAGTCCTCGCTCGGCATGACCCCGCACGACACCTCGACCTCGGGCCAATCGAACACCACGACGACCACGCCCACCGACTGGGCCTCGATCATGGCCAACACCGCGAGCGCGGCCGGCAGCATCTACGGCATGATGCCGTCCGATCGCCGACTGAAGAAGGACGTCGAGAAGGTGGGCAAAGACCCGGTGGGCGTCCCGTCCTACGCCTTCCGCTACAAGGGGGCCGATCCGAAGTCCCCGAAGGTCGTCGGGCCGATGGCGCAGGACGTACAGAAGGTCGCGCCCGAAGCGGTCGGGGAGCTGCCCGGTTCCGGCGGCAAGCTCGGCATCCACATGCCGACGCTCAACAAGGCGCGCGGCTATGCCGCCGGGACTGGCTTTGTTGCGCCGCCGTCGCTCGCCGGCTTCGTCCCGCCCTCGGGCCCGGGCGTGGCCAAGGGGATCGCCGCCATGTCGGCGTTCCGGCCGCCGGTGCGGATGCCGCGCGGCGCGGGGATGCCGAGGATGCAGCGGTTCGCCTTCGGGTCGGCCGACGTCCAGGTCCCGGACATGAACGACGTCGCGCTCGGGGATCAGATCATGGGCGGCGACACGTTCGCCCCGCGCCAGCCGCCTCCGCCGGCCTCTAAGTCGGGCGGCGGCGCGCAGCCGACAGGTAAGGGACAGCCATCTCCGATGATCCCTGGCGGCTGGGGCGCACCCAGCATGGGGTACTTCAGCACAGGTTATGCCCGCGGCACGCCCGGCGTCACCGACACTGTCCCGGCGATGCTGAGTCCCGGCGAGGCGGTGCTCACGCCGCGCGCCGCGCAGCATTTCGGCCGCAGCAACATCGCGGCCCTCAACGCCATGCTGCCCCCGGTGGGCCAGGCGACGGCGATGCCGCGCGCTGGGGCCCGGGGCCTAGCGGGCGCGCTCGCCAACACCAAGCGACGGCCGAAGATCGCCGGGGGGCTCAGTGGCTAACGTCGTCTACACTGGGTTCGATCCCGCATTTCAGGACCGGCTGGATAAGCTGCTGGCCCGCGCCAAGGCGGAGGGGTACGCTCCCAACCTCATCTCAGGCGTGCGCAGCGCTTACGGCTGGCCGGGGATGAAGGGCCAATCGCAGGCCGATCTTTACAGCCAGCTCGGCAAGCCAGGCGGCCCGCGCGCGGCGGCGGCCCCGGGTTATTCTCCGCATCAATACGGCGTCGCCAGCGATGTCACGGGCATCCCGCAATCCGAACTCGAGCGGCTCGCCCCGGAAGTTGGGTTGCGGGCGATCCACGGCGATCCCAATCATGTCGAGCTGGCGAACTGGCAGCAGGAAGCGGCCGCGGAGCCGGCGGGGACGCCGTGGAGCCAAGTTCCGAACGTTCCCAGCGAGTATGCGATGAACATGGAGGCCGACGCCCCAGTCTCCCATCAGCCAGCGAACCTCCTCAACCGCGGCACCGGCTCGCGGGCTTCGATCGCCGCCCGGCAGTCCGGTAACGAGACGCACGAACAGTTCATCCGCGACTACGCGCAAAAGATAGGGGTCAATCCCGATCTGGCCGTGGGGATCGCCAACGCCGAGGGCTTGCGCGCCTGGTCCGCTCAGAACCCGAACGCGGCCTCCTACGTCGATCGCACCGCGGGCGTGCCGTGGTCGTTTGGCGACTTCCAGCTGAACACCCGCAACGGCATGGGCGTCGACGCGCTCAAGGCCGGCGTCGATCCGCGCGATCCAAACCAATGGCAGGCGGCCGATCGGTTCGCGCTCGACCAGATGAAGACCGGCGGCGTTTCGCCGTGGAAGGGCGACGCCTATGCCGCCAACTGGATTAAGAGCGGCCAGCCGATCACGGCCGCCCCGGGTGTGATGGACCCATCAGCCCAGGCGCGCGGCTCGACGGTCAACCCACAGCCGCCTGACGCGACCGCCGCCGCGCCGCCGCAGAACGCCGGCGACTTGTTCAAGAAGCTCTTCACCCGTCCGCCGCCGACGAAGGATGCCAACGGCAACGAAGTGCAAGCCAAATCTCCGCTCGAGAACCTGGCGAACAGCTTTAAGCCTCCGGGGGGACAGCAACAAGCCGCTGCGCCCCAGCCGGCCACCTTTGCTCCGGTCCAAGACCCGATGGCGGGCATGGCGGGGCCGTCGAGCCAGATGTTCCAGGCGGTGTCGCAGGCGGCGGCGCGGCCGCTGTCGTGGACTTCGACGCCTTACGGCTCGGTGGCGGGGCAGCAATATCCCGGACGAGGGACCACTCTAAATTCGATAGGCGGCTATTATGGCTGACAGCGGCAGCGACAACCCGATCCTCGACATGGGGCTGCTCGGCATGATGCAGCCGAACCCCTACATCAATCCCGCCTATGCGGGTAAGCCGCTGAAGCTTCCGGGCTTTTATACCGGGCAGTCGGGCGGGAACATGCCGCCCACGGACGCCTACGGCAAGCCGATCCAAAGCTTTGTCGACGCCAACGCCGCGAAGCAGGCGGCCTATCAGACCCAGCTCGCGTCCTTCAATCCCAACCAGACGCCGCCGCCAGGGACGACGACGTTGAACTCGACCGGGTTGCCACAAGCGCAACAAAGCGCCTTGGGGCAATGGGGACCGGCGATCAGCGAGCTCACGGCCAACTACCAAGCCTCGCCCGCCGGCCAAGCTATGGCCAACAATCCCAATGCCCCTCTGATAGATTACATTCAGTCGCAGGACCAGAACATCCAAGCCTACCCGCAAGGGGGTTCGAGCGGGTTCGGATCCGGCAACAGCGGTCCTCTGAGCGCGGCCCAGCGCGACCAGATGACCAATAACGCCCTGACGATCCAGCGGCTGCAGGCGCAGGGCGGCGCTCCGCAGCAGGCTCCGACGCCGCCGTCGCCGCCCGATACGCGCCAGGATTATCTCGACGCGCTGTCGAACCCTGGGCCGCCGATGAAGGTCGGGGCCGCGGTGCCGGCGAGTCAGCCGCTCGGCGTTCCAAGCGTGATGAACGCCTTCATGGCGGCGCATCCCAGCGGCGGGACGAAGGGCGCGGGCGGGTATGATAACAGTGGGTTCTTCAATACCTTGAGCAATCTGAGGAGCGCGTAATGGCCGATCCCGGGATTGGCGTCGGCGCGGGCGGGATGATCGCGTCCCTGTTCAATCCGGGCCTCGCGAGCAGCGTGGCGCAGCATATCACGCCGAACCCCAATCCCTTGACCCAGCAAGGCCAGCCAGGGGACGGGACGGTCGACACCCTGGGCAACCCCACCCGGCCCAATCTTGCCCAGCCAGCGGTCACCCAGCCCGATCCTGCGAACGCCGCCAACGTGGCCAGGCTCGCTAATCCGCCCGACTCGTCCGCCGCCTTGGACTACATGCGCTATCAGCGCATGGGCCAGCTGTCGGACAGCCTCAACCACAGCATCTACGGCATCGCGGCGGGGTTCGGCACTGCACAGCAGCAAGCATCGAAGCAGGCCGCGCTGCGGGGCGGAGACGGCACCGTTGGGGGCGGCCTGGGCGATCTCGCCGGCATCCAAGCGTTGCAGGACAAGACCATTCAGGACAACGAGCACGCCCGGTTCATGGCCAATGCGGCAGTCTTCGCTCAGTCTTTATCGCAAGCCATCGGCCGCCCGGTGTCGATCGCAGAAGCCACGGAATGGATGAACAATAAAGACACGATGCAGGCGGCCACCCAAGCGATGGGATCGGGCCTGACGCCAACGGAGGGGAGCAAGGACTTTAAGGCGGCACAGACTGCAACCGCCGAACAGGTTAAGGCGGATCATCCAGATTGGAGCCAAGCACAAATTCAAGCGGAGGTTAATCGTCAGGTTCCCCCGTCGCTGATGCTACACGGACTCGGGAACCTATCGGATCAAGAATATCAGCAGTACGCGGCGGCGGAACGGGCGGCGGGGCGCGTCCCGATCGGTCCGACTGCATGGGCTGAACAGAACAAGGTTTCGGCCGTGACTCAGGAGACGCGCGCAAAGGACACGACAGAGTCTAAAGACCAAGCAGTGTTAGATTATCCTCAGATTGACCAAAGCCTAACGCGAAGCCAAGACGCAATCAAGAAGCTACTCGCCAACCTGCCGGCGACCATAAAGGCTATCCAGACGCCAGAGTTTATGAAGACGGGGCTATGGGCGGCGAACGCTCCTTCTCTTCTGACGGCTTCCGACGACGTCAAGGCGCAGGCCGCGGTTCTCGACCAATTGAATAACGCTCTTGCTGGCGAGGGATTAAAAACCGTCAAGAATGTTCGCAATGTCAGGGAATTTAATGCTCTTGCAGGCGCATTGAGCGCAGGATTGAAGCCGGGCAATACCGCGGCGGGCATTCGATCGACGCTTGAGGGGCTTCAGGATAGATTTGCAGGCACGCGGGCGATCGCGAGAGAACAGGCCGGGTTGCCGCCCGAGGAGGCTGCCAAGGATGACTTCAGTAAAATGAGCACGGGCGACGCCGACAAGGCTTACGAAGCTTTGCCACCTGGCGCGACTTTCACCGATACGGATGGCAAGCGGAAGAGGAAGCCCTGATGCCGCGCTCCGACGCCATTCCGCTGGACGACGGGATCCAACCGACGGGGCGCGCGGCGGCGATCCCGCTTGACGCGCCGCCGGCCCCTGCCGCACCCGAAGCGCCGTGGTTCAGTGCGGGGTCGGGCCCTGACAAGATTGGCGAGTTCGTCGGCAAAATGGCTGACTCCGCCACCGGAGGTCTTGGAGCGACGGCCCTTGATGCGCTCGGGATCGGGCAAGGACCAGGCGGCCAAACCGTCGCCAAGCAAGTCGAGTCGGCCGGTCAGGACATTGGACCGCTGGCGAGCGGCGCGGCTGATATCGCTGGCTATGCGATCGGTCCTGGCAAGCTTGCGGTCGGAGAGAAGCTCGCCAGTTTGGCGGGCGGTAAATTGCTGGCTCGCATGGGCGGATCAGCCGCAGAGGGAGCGTTAGCAAGCGGCGTCGGCACGCTGGGACACGGCGGAAGCCTACAGGACGCCGGCACAGCTGCGACGGTTGGCGGTTTGATTGGAGGCGTTACAGGCGCGTTGCCGGGCGGCAGAGGAGCGCGGCCCGTGACGCCGCCGACGAGCGAGCTCAAGACGAATATGCAGAACGCCTTCCAGCCCCTCGAGAACACCTGGGTCAACGCGCGCAATACGGGACAGAACTTCAACAAGGTGACGTCGTCGCTTCCGACGCGCACCGATCTCAGTTCCAATTTCAACAGCAAGGTCGACGAGATCGCCAAGGAGATCGGAGACAGCAGCGGGGTCTTGTCCGCGGACACCATTGCTCGATACCAGAGAGTGCTTGGCGGCGCGGCGCGCAATGACATAGACAGGAACACCGCGAGAAATTATGTCGACGCGCTCAACATCAGCCTTGGCCCGCATGCGCCAGCGGTGGCCGACGCCAACACGCTGGCGAATAAATTCAAAATCAGCCGGGAGATCGACAAGTGGGGGACCGATCTAGCCAGCGCGCCAAGCGCGATTGCGAGTCGTCTAGACAAAAAACCGCAGTTCTATCAAGGAGACGTGGGGAACGCGCTGAGAGAGATTGGGGCGAAGGCTCCTTCGGATGAGTCCATCGCTTCTGCGGCAGGCAAGGCGGCGGCGAGCGCGATTGGCAAGCACTTGCTGGGGGCAGCCATCGGGGGTGGCGTTGGCTATATGACAGGACAAGGGCTTCCGGGCGATATCGCCGGCCTTGCACTTGGGGCAGCGGTTCCGTCAGCGGCTGGCCGCATAGCCAGTCGAGTAGCGAGTATTCCGACTCGCAATGCTTTGCTTGCGGCGCAGCACTTGAATGCGACGGGGATCCCGGTCAATCCTGGCGTTTACACGCCACGATGGCTCCAAGGGCTTGGTGTGATGTCGCGTCAAGCTGGGTATGGGATGGGAGCATCAGGAGCGTTCTAGCAAATCCCAGACTACACACATCGCAAAAACCAAGGGAATAATGATTAACGCGGCAGGAATGAAGTTAATGATTGTGTCCATCACGGATCCCTTTATTCGTCGCCTGCTCGCGCGCGGTTCATCCGTCGTTTGATGACGGCGAGATCGACCAGGAGCAAGCCCCGCGCCTTCACCAGCGAGCCAAGCGCGTGGCCGAGCGCGATCGTCGTCTCGTCTGAGGTGTCGCCTTCCATGTTTCCGCGCATGGGCGAGAGCAGCTCGATGGCCTCGTCCACGCGCTTGGCGATCTCATCGATGGTCATGTCCGGCTCCGTGCGAGGGCAGCGCGGGCGCGTTTGACGGCGGCTTCTTTCTGTTCATTCCACGGCGGCGTAATCGTCTCTACCGCCTCCTCCAGCGCCGCTGCGAGCTCGGCGGTCTGGGCCTCAAGGGCGGTCCGTTCCTCCAACGCATTGTCGATGATTTCTTGTCGTTCGTATTTCAGATGATTGATCTCGTCCGTCGCCTCCCCGCTAGCGAGAGCGAAACGATAGGCGGCTATGGCATCCCGCATCCGCGTTTCATCGTTGTTCATGTCGTTTCTAAACCACGTTTCTAGCGCAGCCTCGACGGCCCGGTTCTCTTCCTCAATGCTTGTCCTCGGACGCCTTCGTATTTTTCTGCCAAGGCGATCGCGATCACCTCGGATAATGTCGGCCCGCCATTTATCCCCGTGCGACATTGCACCATTCCCCTCTCTCTTGCGGTTGCCGTGCGGCGGCGAGGGCGGCGTCGATACGCGCAAGTACGTCACCGCCGCGATGACGCGGGTCTGCGTTAACCTCGTCCTGCACCCAACCGCGCGCCTCCTCCAGCGCCGCCGCAAGTTCGGTGTTCTGGGCGCGGAGGGCGGCGACTGAAGCTGTCTCGTGCTCGGCGCAGATCTGAACAATCTGCTCAATCAGCCGCTCCAAAGCTTGGGTGACGATGCTATCTTTCGCAACCTTCCCAGCGAGTTGCCGAAATGTCGGGGGAGCTTTCCCCGGCTTCATGGGGAGATCGAGGTTGACTGTGCTGCTCATTCCCCGCTCCCTTGCGGTTGCCGTGCGGCGTGAAGGGCGATGCGAGCCTTGAGACACGCCCGATTAAGCTGCGATCTGTTCCACTCGGCAGCGGCGACGAACTCCTCCAGCGCCGCCACAAGTTCGGCGTTCTGGGCGCGAGAGGCGTCATGCTCCGCAGCCATGCCTTTGTTGGCCTCCATCATGTCTGCGAGACTGGCGCGGAGGCGCTCAATGACATCCTCCACGTCTGGTTGATCGTCGTCCAGTTCGTTGACGCTCATTTCCCGCCCCATATCAATAAATAAATAGGTGGTCCGTCCATTACTATTGCGAACAAAATAAGCGTGATAATCATCAACCACGCGCGCCAGTCGCTCATTTCCCGCTCCCTTGCGGTTGCCCTGCGAGGATGGCGTCAGCCCGCTCGCGCGCCGCATCGCCCTTTTTCCCAGTGGGGTTCATCCCGGTCGAAATCCTTAATTCTCTCAGCGCCGCCATAAGCTCGGCGTTCTCATTGCGGAGGGAATGGATGTCCTCCTGGAACCGGGCAAGGCAGGCGCGGAGCTGGCTCGCATCCATGCCGGCGGTCCATTCTTCGACTGACAAGACCATGACGTCACCAAATGTCGGGGGAGGGCCAACCAACAGGCGGGGCCGCCCTCCCCTTTCTTCCGCCGTCCTAAAGGGGATTTGAGGACAGCGAAACGCGGAACACGACGCTTACGCAACCTGTTCGCCCGCAGGCGTCGTCGTTCGGAGATTTCTGAAAACGCTTCGGTAAAGCTCGTCTTTGCGCTGCAACGCTTTGACAATGCGGCGATCCAAATCGGAGCCCGACAGATCGATGTACAACACGGCTTCCCCCGTCTGTCCACGGCGATGGATGCGGTCCTCGATCTGATCGCGGACGTCGGCCGAATAGCTGTTCTCGAAGAAGATCATCGTCCGGCACTTGTCCTCGTCCGGCTGCAGGCAGAGGGTATGGCCATATTTGGACGCGTCGCACTGCAGCAGGATGATGCGGCAGCGCGGATCGTCGTTGAAGCGCAACTTCTGGTCGGAGATCTCGTCGGGCTTCATGCCGCCCTTGATCCAGGCCGGGTTAAGTCGCCAAAGCGCATCCTGAAGCAGGGGCAGCGTGGCCCGGTGCCGATAAACGACGGCCGCCTTCCCCGAAACTTCCTCCTCCAGGATCTGCAAGAGGAGCTTCAGCCGCGGGTTGTCTTCCGGCCGGACGAGCTCGTGGACGACGCGCTCCCCGTCGTAGATGAAGCCAACTTGGATTTGCGCCAATTTGGCGTATTTCGCGATCGCGACCTCGACCGTGATCACGCCCTCCTCGATCTCGAGCAGGAATTCCTTCTCCATCTGATTGTACTGGACCTGTTGGAGCATGCTCATCTTGTAGTCGCGGATGGTCGAGTCCTTACGCGGGAGCGCGGGCAACCAATCGGCCTTCTTGGCCTGAAAGATCACTGGGGCCATCAGGGCAGCGAGGGCGTCGGTGTTCTTGGCGCGCAAAACCTCTTTGTTTTCCCAGCCGCCCATGACGCAATAGTCGCCGCGGAAGGCGTAGAAATTGGTATTCCTGAACAGCCCGATCGCCCGCAGCTGTCCCCAGAGATCGTGCGGGCCCTGGGTCTGCGGCCGGCCGGTCAGGAGACGCACATAGCGGCACAGGATCGGCTCGCCGGTGTAGGGCGACCATTGCGCCAGCTTATGCATAGCCTTGGTCTGCGCGCTCTTGTGGCCCTTGATCTGGATCGACTCGTCGATCGCGAGATAGGCAGCGCCGCGCGCCGCCCAGATCTCCATCGCGCGGGTGACGCCAGGCCTGCGGGCCGCCTCGTAGTTCAAAATCAAAACCGGGGGCAGTTTATGGTCGGCGTTCAGCCAGTCGGCTGCGGCGACCTTCTTGCTCGACTGCCAAATGTGGACATCGAGTCGGAACCCGTGCTTCTCGATCTCGTCGAGCCAGCCCCGCTTGAATGTGTTCGGGGCAACAACGATCATTCGGTCGACCTTGCCGGCGTCGTAGAGGAACGAGAATTCGGTCAGGGCGACGAGGCTCTTGCCGAGCCCTTGCTCCAGAAAGAAACCGACGCCTGGCTTTCCCTCGGCAAATTGCAGCGCGGCGATCTGGACCGGATCAAGCTGGCTCATATGACCTCACTCATCGCGATACCTCTTACCGACACGCTCGCGCAGATGCTGCAACGCCTCCTCGTTGGAGGCGAAGTTCGTCTTAGCCCAATTGAGGCATTCCGAGACGCGCCCGATATTGTTCATCCGCGCTCGATCGGAGATCTCCTGCAGCTTCAGGTGCGGATAACCGATCTTGGTTTCCAAGATCCGCATGTTGTCGCGCATGATCTGCTCAGGCGGGCGTTTAACGCCGACAACCTTTTGCACCGGGCCCTTACGTTTGAGGCCACTGGCCCAATCACGGAGCCTCCTCTTAAGCCTTGGATCGTCGGGGCAATTAGCGCCCTCAACGAAAGCGAGAATTTCCGCGCGGACTCGAGCGACCTCGCTCACGCCGCCCCGCCCTCGTCGTTGACTCGCGGCGGCGGCGCGGGCCGCAGACGCCGGGCGATCTGCGAGATCCCGCTCTCGACGTCGAGCTGTCGCGTCATGACGATCTTGTTGGAACGCAGCCGAAGATAGCCGGCGGCTCCATTCCAGTGCTTAGGGTCGGAGGCGTCGCCGTTGAGAATGCGGGCGACAATCGTCGCCACGCCGTCCAGCGCCTCCTTGCTCGGGTTCGGCAACGCCTGCCAGTTGCGGCCGCGCCGCATCACTTCCTTAAGCGTCTGGGCGAGGGTGGCCGTGTCCTCAAACGTCCCGTGGCTCGTTTCCTTGTCGCGCAGATATTCGTCCAAGCTCATTCTTTTTTCTCCCACCATCGCGCTGCTATGCCGCATCCAATGATCTGAAGTTCCGGGGCCATGCGCAGCCAGCTGGCGTCGTAACCGTGACGAAGCCCATCGACCGGATGCTCGAAATTATTGAGCGGGTGATTGCAGATGTATTTGCCGGTCGCCATCGCGACGCCGCCATAATGCATGCAGTCCATGCAGAGTTTCACCGCACGAACTCCATCAGGGTCTTGACGTGATCGACGCCAACAGCCTCAAAGCAGTCGCGCCGATCGACCTCTTGCTTCCACGGAGACAGGTAGATCGCGCCGTGGTGCCAGCCGATCAGGATGACGCGCATGCCGGCGGCAATCCATCTCTGGCCTTCCTCGAACTGAATGGGCGTCGGGCCGAAGACGTTGTGCTTGACCACCTTGCCCTCGGCCCAGAACGTCGGGACGTCAGGCAGTTTGATGATCAGGTCTGGAATGCCGACGCCGTATTTGTCCTCGATCCGGCGCGCACGCGCCTCGGGGAGACGGTTGATATCAGCCACAAGCTGACGCTTGTAATCCGCCTCGCTCAATTCCGTCCCCCCGTGTCGAGGCTTCGACTCGAGAGCCGCTTTCAGATCCTCGAGATGAAGCGGAGTTTTCACTCCGCGGCTTTCGGCGTTGCGTTGTCGGCCTCGATCTGCGCCTTGGTGCGCCGCTTGCGACGTTGGACGACGCGCGAGGGCGTGTAAGCCGTCTCTGCGGGAGCGGGCCACCTCTTGCCCGTCTCGGCGTCATCGGTGACAGCCGTAATCGAATGCGAAAAATTCGGGTTTTGATCGAGGAACAGCAGCATTTCCTTTTGCCCCAACCTCAATTCAATCAGATAGATAGTCGCCATTTAAGTTCTCTCCTCGTTTCATCTCGACGCGGTTTTGCGCCAGATGATCTCCATAGATTTCCATAGCGCAGCGCAGCGAGCGCGACGCCATCTTGAGATAGGCTCCCATACGCACGTCGTCATGCGAGTTGCGGGCCTCCTCAAGGAATTCGAGCGTCATCGCCAGAACCTCGTTCATCGTGTCCAGATAGGCGATGTCACTTTCGGCCACGGCGATATCCCGCTTCCATAGTTTTGGCCCACTGTTTATATTCGTCCGACTGAACCATGCCGGGATGCAGCTTCTTCTCCGGGCCTTCCATTTTGACGCGCCACTTCTCGACCTGCTTCTGAGCCGCGGCGCGCGTCGCCGGATCGCCGCGTTCGTCCGTGGCGACGGCTTTGATCTTGGCGTAGCGGCCAGGGGTCATTCGTCGTCGTCGCCGTCTTCGTCTATGGAACGGCCGTATTTGTCGACGCGACCCAGGCTACCGCGTCGTGGCTTCTCCAGAAAAAACTGAGGCGAAAATTCCGGATGTTTGCTATTCCACCAACGCGCATATGACGGGCGATGATTGTTGGGCAGTTTAAAATTGTCATCCTTCGTCTGGAGCCTTACCTCCCATCGAAGCCATTCCCATATAGCGGCTGACCCGTACCGCCTATGGCCATGTTTAATGACTTCTTTCGCTCTTTCGACATACAGTTTCCAGATAAGTTTATTCTTAGCGTGAAACTCTCTAGCTGCCGCTTCTAATTCGCCCTCAGTCGTATGTTTACGAAACTTGATCACAGTCATCGAACTCCCCTCCTCTGCATCAGAACGGGACCTCGTCGACGTCGTCTTTGTTATCAGGAACGAAGTCGCTGACCTTGCCGGCCGGACGATCATCGGCATCCCCGACGTCGGTGACAAAGCCCGACTTGGCATAGCTGTCGTAGAGGCCGCGCAGCATCTTGGCCTCCTCCATGCTTTCGACCTCGCCCACGTACTGGAAGTCGAACGAAAAATACGGATCTCCGGTGGGCCCCTGCTTCTTCTGAATGACGATCCGGTGCCGCTGGTAGAACTGATCGATGCCCAGCGCCTTCACGGTCGAGATGAAGTTCTGCACCGGCTTGACGCCCGTGCGCGCCGCGGTGAACACCGCGAGCTGCTTCTGACCGTTGGGCAGATCGAGCAGGAACAGGATGTCGTAGGTCAACGTGGCGATCGGCTTCGATTTCGGATCATCATCCTGGCTCGAGCCGAACTTGTGCGCACCCGTCTCGGCAACGGTGCGGCCCAGCTTCCAAGTGTACATACGATTGGCGATTTTGACCTCAAACGACTGGTTCGGAACATCCCAGTTCAGGCCATCGCTGGCGGTCGCGAGCGGGCCTTTCTGTTCGCTGCCAGTGGTCTTCGGAGCCCAGACCATGTAGGTCTTGCGCAGCAGGATAGGCGAGCCGACAACCGCCTGCCCTAGGGGCTGGTTGAGGATCGTCAGCCAGAAATTACCCGGGAGCGCGCCGGGAACGCCGTCGAGGACCTCGGGCGATTGGCCGGCCAGGACCTTGAGCCGCGGCGGTTTGAGATCGGAGGCGTCGATGTTGCCGAAGGACGCGCCGGTGGACTGCTTGCGAAGAAATTCCGAGACGTTGGTCGAGCGCGGTTCAGTCAGTTCGTTTGCCATTGGGAAGGCTTCCCTGTGAGAGAGATGCGGCTTGATCGGAGAGACAAAGGTTATGGTCATTTGCGGAACCGCGCGTCGATGTAGGCGGCCTCCGCGACGCGGTAAGCCTCACGAGCTTCGCGCAGTTCGTCCATCTTTCGCGGCAGGCTGAACACGGTGGGGTGCGCCTGCGCCAAGAGGACGATGTCGACCATGCCGAGAAGCGTTCCGAGAGCCTCGTGCTTGGCGATGTTGAGTTCGTGAACGCGCTCGTCGCGATTGACCTTATTCCACGCGTTCGTCATCGGACACTCCGCTCTTGGTGATGCTGGTGAACTGTGCGGTGCCGACTTTAAAGATCGTTTCGGGCAGCGGATGACCCGAGAGAGCTTCGACCTTGGCAAATGAGGTCAACGTGCCCGCATTGACGGTTTCGATGATCAAGCCGCCGTTGCCGGTCGCGCGCAGCCATTCCATGCCCTTTTCCTTGTTGGGCATCGTAGCGTTCCAGCGCACGTTGATGGTCACTCGGCCGACGCCGACGACATTGATCGTCTTGACGTTCTGGTTGGTGAACATCGTCGGCAGCGTCTGATAGGAAAGCGACTGGGCGTGCTTCTCCAGCGCGCTTGTGCGCTCCTTCAGCGAGTCAAGAAGATCCCTGAACGCGGCGTAGTGGGTGATGGCGGTTTGAATGTCGTTCTGCTGGATAACCGCTTGGGTTTCCTGCTCGATGTCGTGGAGCAGTTTGTCCAGCCTGGTCACGGCGCAGTCGCCAATGACCCGAGTTTCCTGTTTCATCGTCAGTCCTCATGGTGGAGCCTATTGGGTTGAGGCTCGAGTAGGACTGAGATACTGAAGGACTACGGCGTTGTCAAGTCACAATCGGATTGGACGGCGGGGCGGCCTGCGAGCCGGTGGCGTTGGTCGCGGTGACCACGCAGGTGATCGCATGTCCGCCGACATCGGCGGAGACGAGCGTGTAGGTCGCAGCGGTGCCGAGATTGGTCGTCCCGTCACGTTTCCACTGGTAGGTATAGCCGGTCGGGGATCCGGTCCATTGCCCTTGCGTGCAGCTGCATACCGAACCGACAATCACACCGTTCGAAGAGACGTAGGGCGTATTGACGACCGCGGGCGCGTGCGCGATCCCGAATGTGTCGTCGATAGCGGAGATGATCTGGCTCTTGCTTAATCCGCCGGCTCGGCCTGCGTTGATGAGCAAGATCATGTCGTTGCCGAAACGGGTCTTCCAGCCGGCGGCGGGGGCCACAATGCCGTTGACCGCGCCCAGCGCTAAGCGGGCGTCCGATGGCGCGTCGATCGTTCGGTCATGCGTGGCCGTATCAGCGCCCAACGCCGCAACGAGGTCGGTGACTTCCGCCGTCACCTCGGCCGAGGCTTTCCAAGAATGGATCGCCTGGCAGAGCGCTACCTCAGCGGCGAGATCAGGCTCTCTTATCATGGTTGCCTTCCAAACAGCCTCGACCAATCCGGCGCGCCCATCAACGGCGCATTGTCGTCGCCGCTCCTGCCGCCGCGGACGTTGCCGGTGCGGGCGATGTTGGGCTGATAGATGGGCGCGTAGTTGCCGAGGTTGGGCTGCTGTTGCGCTGCAGCTGGGCCAGCCGGCGCGACGCGCGGGCGCACCGGGGGCATGGCGGGCGCGGTTATCGGAGGTCCGACAGGGAAACGAGCGTCCGATCCAATGCCTCCTCCAGCGGAGGGAGCGGGAGCCGGCGGCGTCGACCACATGGGATAACGCATCGTCGAGGGGTGAGCCGGCTGGGTGAACGGCGTTAAAGGAGGAGTGCTTGCCGACGGAGGTCCATAACGTGCAGGGCCGCTTGGCGATCGACCCAGGGTGCGCGGCAGTTCGACGCCTGTCGGACCAGCAAGTTCGTCGGTCGGAGAAACGAGGTCCATCGCTGTGCCGACGCCCGGGACCCGACGTAGGCCATATTTAGAGGCCCCGCGGACGATCGCGTCGGTTGCGCTGCCGCCGGTGAACGGGCCGACGGATTTCATATTGGGGATGGTCGAGTTTTCGGGCGGGATTACCTGATCCGGATTGATGGCTGCGCCGTTGCCGCCTGGTCCGGATAACGACAGTCCGGGCGGCGTCCCCGTCACCGGGCCAGTCATCTTGGGATTGGGAGCGAAGCCGCCTGGCCCGAAATTGCCATAGAGATCGGTGTCGTACCAGCCGACATTCGTCGAGTCGTCGGGCGGCCAACCGCTATTGGGATCGTAGCCGGTTCCGAGAGGACGAGTCGCCATGGCCTACTTCTTTGGCGGGGCTGGACGGCGCGGATCGTGCTGTAGGGCGTCCTGCTGCTCGTTGGTCCGGTCATTGGGCGACAGTCTCAGCGGATCGCCGCTGATGAGCGCGTCCTCGTAGTCCTCGGAGCGGCGCCGCTGCTCTTCTGCGATCGTACCGGGATCGCGCTCGCCGTCTTCGATATGCTCGCCCTTCACGCTCGTTGCGCCGACGAGCGGCTCGCCAAGCGCGGGATCCGCGAGCGGCATCACCAGCGAACCCGGCTCGCCCACGACCTTTTTGGCCGGCTCCTGCTTCGGGGGTTCGTGCTTCGGGGGCTCATGCTTGACGGGAGCGGTTGCCATCGCGTCCTCCTAAAAACCTACGGGACATTACTCGAGGCCCGCAAAAATGCAACGGCCCGGATACGCTCGACCGGCATACCATAATAATCGACGATGCCCCAATCGATCACCGTCAAGTCGGGCAGGATGAATGCCGGCTTCGATTTGTTCTCGGCGCGTTCCTGATTTGAAATTGAATTTTTGACTTTTCCGGTTGGCGGACTTTGGCGGAAGCTGGCGTGAAACCGGCGGAAGCTGGCGTGAAATTGGCCATGACATCGTTGTGGCCAAGGATAATGCCAGCGGCTGTAGCAATGCGCTTCACTCGTCGTCGACATAGTCAGAGTCGCCAACGTTGAAAGGACGACGGCGGCCGTCGCCGCCTTTCTTGTTGCCGCGCCACGGCGGCGGATTGACGTTCGACATAACAGGGTTGTCATCGAAATCTCCCGGTCCGACTGGATGGGTTGGGACAAGCTCAAGATTATGGGACTTGCCGAGTTCGAGCAGAGTTTTGCCGTAGCCGTACTTGAACCGATAATGACCTCCGCTCATCGTCTCGATGACACCCGCAATCTCGAATTCTCTCAGAACGTCGTTGGCGTCGAGGCGGCTGCGTTGCCCATCCTCGCGGGTAACCGCGGTGCGTAAATCATAAATGTTGAACCAAGCGGTCAGGTCGTTGCCGGCGACGACGCGAGCCGAAGCAGCGATCTGGCGCGCGATCATGCGCGTCTTGGACATTGTCGCCTTGACGACATTCTCGTCGAACCGCGACGAGTGGGTCAGATCCTCGAGCTCGGCCTGGGTGCACTCGATATCGCGAAAATAGCGCATCAGATGCTGGCGAACGACGGGTACTTCCAGCATCGCCGTGAGCTCGGAATAGAAAGGCTTGTAGCCCCATGTCCAGGTTTGGAATTCCGCGTCGTTCATGTCCTTGTTCCGCGCAGTCCACGACACGATGAAAAACAAAGCGCGATCGGCGGCGTCCTGGGAGGTCAGTCCGATATCCGCATGGTTGGACGCGAGGATGAGCCGGCTGTAAATCTCATGGTCCTGCTGGTCCTTGAATTTCAGCTGCCCCGATATCCGTTTCTGCCGCACGATCTTTTTGATCTCGTTGATCGCGCCCGCAGTTTCGAGCCTGACCTCGTCGACGAAGGTCATCAGCTTTCCAATAAATGGAGTGATCAAAAAAGCGTTGTCGGTCAGCAGGGCCGCCGACGCCGTGCCGCAGAGATTGCCGAACACAGCCTGCATCAGGTTCTCGCCGAATACCGATTTGCCTATGCCTTGCCCGCCAACGATGACTGGCGCAACCTGCTGTTTTTTATCGGGAAACTTAATAGTCCAGGCAATAAACTTCTTGAGCCAATCCATCTGCGCCTGATTATCGCGGGTCAGAAGTCCAAGCATGATGTCGAGCGCCGTGACGATCTTGCGCATCAAAACCGGATCGATCACCCCGATCGGCTTGATGGTAAATCCTCGATAGGTGTTTAAAACCCTGTATTCCCCAACCCGCCAATCCTCCTCCTTTATAATGCCGTCGACCTGAGAATAACGCAGAAGAGAACCCGGCTCCTCGCCTGGGAACATTCCCGCCCTCTGCACGTCGGTGCGCATCGACGAAGCGGCATAGAGACGAAATGGGTTCATCGCCTTTTTGCCGACGAAAACCAGTTCGTTGCCATAATTGTGAACCAGCTGATCGAAGGTCTTTTCGAACGGCAATCCCGTCGAGATGCTCTCCCTGTCCAGATACGAGTTGGTCGATAGATCGAGGACCCACCGCTCGCTCAATCTCTCAATGACCTGGAGATCGAGGCCGGCGTGGAAGGCCTTGCGAATACCCTGCATGCCATCGTTGCCGAATAGGCCGGCAAGCGCCGGCCAGCCAGCCACCGGGGCGCGCGGATTGCGGATCAGCTGCGCCTCGGCCTGCAGATAGGCGACCTTGAGATCGTCATCCGCGCCTACCTTCTTGAGAAAAGCGACCAGGTCGAGAGCCTGCTCGCGGGTGTCGATCGGGCACCAGCAAATGCCTTCGAGGCTCTTGCCTTGGGCGTTGATGGCGCGGCCCTCGACCTCGCAGCGCGCGATCCAACCGCCCAGCCGGCCGGTCAAAATCGCGTCCCAGTCCTTCAAGCCGTCGAGGTAGGTCCGGATCCAATAGACCAGCGTTGCATAGGCGAGCGCGCGGATGAGCGTGTCCATGCCTGTAGGCTCAAGCGCGCGGTGCTCCATGTCCTCGACGCCAATTTCGGGATCGAGCGCCGCGGGCTTGCCTTTGGGCCGCCAGACAACCACGCCTTCGGGGACGATCGAACCCGGCAGGGGCTTCGAATAGCGATAGATCGCGTTGGCGGACTTGGTCTTCATCGACGAGGTTTTGACCGTCGTCTCGGTCCAGTGGCCGTGCTTGTCTTTGAACCCCTTGGGCCAGCGCGGAGCCCATGGCTCGATGAGCTCCTGGTCCTCGACCTTGATGATGATTGATGAGATTTGATGAACGCCAAAGGCGGCGCGGGCGTCGAGGCGGAGATGCTCGGCTGCTAGAAAGAAGGCGTGGACGAAGGCGTCGCTGCCGGCGCGGACGCCGAGTTCGAGGTGACCGCTGTCAAGGCGAATGCCGACATTGTGCTCAGGCCCGTCCCATGCGCCCAGATCCGTCGTAAGCTCGTCTGCGAGCGCGTCCTTGGCGTCCGGATCGCCGGTGTTCGGACGAAAGAAAACCGCATGGGCGGTGAGCCTGCGGCGGGTGATGAAATCGATCGTTATGGCGCGTTGAGTCTGGGCGGTTCCCGCGGACATGGCATGCTTTCGAAAACGTCTGGTCTGATCCGGTACCGACCGGCAGTCAAATCGGAGGGGGTGGACAACTCAATCGAGACGCCCTAAGTCCGAGTCTGGGAGCGCTTCACAGCGGCGCTTCCCCTCTCAGCCCTCGGCGTTCAGGCATGCGCGCCGGGGGCTTTTCTTTGCGCCTCCAGCGCCGCCGCCGCCGCCTCGCAGTATTTGTCCCATTTGGCGCGCGTGAGATCGATTTGCTTCTCCTCGCCAAAGCTGTTGAGGCAGAGCATGCGGTCCTCGATCCCCAGAACGCGCCATGCGCGGCCTTGACTGAGAAACCAGCAGTGAGCATCGACTTGCTCCTCGAACGCGCCTGGCGGCCGCTCTGTGACCCTTGTGAGGGGCATCAGGCCAAGGCGGGCGAGCGCGATCACCCCATCAACTGACGGAGCCATTTTCTTCTTCAGGACGCCGTTGATCTCGATCGGCGTGAAATGGTGCTCGCGCCATCGGCGCAGTAGAGTTTCGAACCCGTCGTCCGCGGCCTGAAGATGGCTCCAGAGCTCGGGCCAGTTGGGCTCGTCGAGCGACTCGGCCGCTTCAGCGGGGCTCATGCTTCCGTTTCCAGCCAAACCCAGTCGTTCTCGCTATGAACCTTGATGATTGGAATGGGATGCTGGTAATCGCCATCCCAAGCGCGGACCTCCATCGAGGGATCTTCTTTCTGCAGTTCTTCGATTAATTCAGCGACCGTCATTTCGACAAAACCTCCCATAGCGCCTTGTGCGACCCCCACGCCGTCTTGCCGCACGACAGGCAAGTGAGTTGATAACCTGGGCTCTTGCGCTCGATATAGGACTTGCCGCCGCAGACGGTGCACGTCCATTTGCTGTTCAAGATGCGCCTCTCCTCGGCCAGAAATCCCTCCATGTCCGGCGCGCGGCCGCGCATGGTTGCGAGCATGCGGTCGAGCTCGTCCTTCTCCTTGCCCTGCCGCTCCGCGCGCGCGAGCGCGCGTTGTTGAAGCTCTCTCTCCCAAGCTTCGTGTTCGGCGCGAGCCTTGGCCTCGCGCTCGGCGCGCGCGACTTGCCGTCGAATTGCGGCCTCTTCGTCCGCCTTACGCTGAGCCTGGCGTTTCTCTTCGACGTGGGGATCGCCCCAGGTCGGACGCGGCCCCTTGCCCTCCTCGTACGCCCGCCACTCCGCCTTGACCTCCTCCATCTGCTGTTTGAGCAGTTGGCGCTTCGCTGCCCGCTTGGCGATCGAAGCGTCGTCAAGGTAGGCGGAATGCAGGCGGTTCGCCTTGGCGGCGTGCTTTTCGACCGCCTCCCAGCCGGCGGGGGCGATCGGATATTCGCCAGCGATCATATCGCTAAAGGACGAGGCGTCGATCGCCCCGGTTTGTCGGATGCGCTCGACGATCTCGTATTCCCACTGACGGTCGCGGATATTCCAGGCGTAATCGCGGATGCGCCAAGGAGGGGGCATGTTACGCCGCGCGACTCTCGATGAACTCTTTGTTGGCGGCGTCAACAGCATGGACCATCCCCGCAGTGACGTATTTGTCCCACGCCTTTTGCTCGCCCATCGCATCGATGATGTCGTTGATCTCCTGCGCGCGGCCATAGCGATAGGACGGCGCGTCGCCGGTCAGGCAGTTGGAGTAAATGGTGTTTTTGCTGCACTGGAAGACCCGGACGAGGACCGGAACGCGGACATCCTTGCGCCAGAACAGATTGAGGGCCATGCGCTCTTCGAAGGTGAGCCCGTCACGGCGCGGAGCGCGCCGCGCCTTGGCCAACAGGGCCGGATTTAGTTGAGGGGTCATTTTGCTCTCCATTGAACTGTGAGCCTGTATTTAGGACTGAGGGGCAAACAGGTCAAAGCGGCCGGCCGAAGGCGCGAGCGATGCGGAGACGTTCCTCCTCGGTGATCTGATGCACCGGAGCCGTGTCGGGGTTCCAGGGCCGGTCCTTGGCCTTTGTTGAGGCCTTTTCGGCTTGGGTGATCTCGCGCTCCATCGAAGCGAGAAGCGCGCGATCGATCGCGGCGCGGCGAGAGCCAAACATCTTTTGCCAGCGGTTCACGGAGCCACCTTTGGGCGCAGCGCCGACTTCGGCCGGACCGCCACCTTGATCAGGGCGAGCGCGACCTCGATCGCCTCCTCGTTGGTCAAGATCGATCGCATGTTGCCCCGGCCGCAGCCGTTGTGCAGCAGCAAGTGCAGATGATTGTCGCTCTTCGAAGCGCGAACAGTGATGCCGCGCGGCGCATGATCGTGGACCGTGATGACCGTCTTCTCGTTGGGAAAGTGGGTCATCGGTCGCGCTCCATGCGCGCGTCGCGCGCGTCGTCGGGATCAGGGCCGTCGGCCGCTTCGATGTCGTCGATGATGTCGTAGCTTTCCTGAAGGTTCTCGACGATCACGGCGGCGAGCCAAGGCGGGAAGTCGAGCGCGACGGCTTTCGGCTTGTCGGCATAGAGCGCCAGGTGGGTGACCTCGAATTCCAGCGGCGAGCCCGGGTCGTCGCGGCTGGGGGGCGTGGCGCGCGAGATGATCCGATAGGAGAATTCGACCACGAACGGCGCACCGGCGATCTCAATCCCGGCCTTCATCGCAGCAACCTCCCGCGCCCGGCGTCGATCATGTCGGCGCGATAGCGAGGGCTGTCCTCGAAACGCCCATAGTCGGACGGTTCGTAATTGTCGGCCGCGCGCCAGCCGCTGTTCCACTCGGCGTATTCAGGCTGCAGAGTGTTGTAAGGATTGCAGGCGAGCGGCTTGCCCGCCTCATGGGCGTCATGGCCGGCTTGGCAGGCGTCAGAGATTTTCATTTGGCATGCTCCTTGTTTCAGCGATATTGATATGGTCCTACTCGCGGTTCGTGTCAAGGCTCTCCACGGTCAGACCGTCGGCCTCGACGGCTTCGATGATCGCCGGGACATAGCGCGGCTCGACCACGTTCGAGAGGCCCCACAACTGAACGTTCGCGGGCAGATGCACGGCGGCCCAATCATGACCGGCCGGCGTGCGCGGGGTCAGCAGGCAAATCGAGCCGTGGTTGATCAGGTCGAAATCGGGCGTGTCGCGCTCGGCCTTGTAGTCGCGCTCGGCGGCGTCCCAGCGGTCTTGTGCGTTGCTCATGGCGTTCACGCTGCTTTCACGGTGACAGGGCAAGGACGCGTCAAGTCCTGGATCAACAAGGCCGGACTGAAGTCGAGGCCCGCCATTTTGGCTTGATGCTTGGCCTCGCGTTCAGCCGCGACCCTGTTTCGAATGGTCGGGATACGAAGGACAGGAAGAAACACCGCCTGGCCGCGAATGCTGTCCAGATAGCCGATTTGATAATCGTGACCGGAGATAAATTTGCGTTTGAGGATAGCGATCATAGCGTTGGCTCCTTGGTCAAGACGAGCGATCGATCGACGACGGTTTCGATGATCACGAAATCATCCGGCTGCGAAAATGAGGCGACGAACGCCTCGGCGGCGGCGCGCGACGAAAAGGCTTGAGCGTAAAGCCCGAATTCGTCGCTGTAGGCCACGAGATAGACGGTCATGGCGGTCAGTCCTCTTCAGGCAGAGCGTAATCGACGCCGCCGCTCTTGTTCGGCCAGCGGTCTTCGAAGCCAAAGGCGGCGCAGTGATAATGCTCGCCGTCGGCCCCGATGCGGACGCGAACGATGCAATCCGCCATCGGCATGTAATCGCCAGCGTCGTTTTCGATGACGATGAGATCGGTTCCTTCGAAGCGCTTTAGGTCTTCGATCAATTCTGAAACGGTCATGGGGCCCTCGCGATCCGGAGCATGGTTGCGATGCCGGGTCGGTATTTTGGCGGCGCAGCCGCGAGATTGCGCTGCAGTTTCGCCGCTGCGTCCCTCCAGTTCATCGGCCTCAAAAGAACAGCGCGCTGCGCGGCGGCGACGGTGTCTAGATAGGACATGGCATGCTTCCTTTGGTTCGAGGGGGTCATTTCGAGCCTCAATCGATGGCAGGGGGGATCAGCCGGTTGAGACGGCGGCGCGCGAGACGCAGGCCTCGATGCGCGACTCAGCCTCGGCGTCCTGAACAAACCGCTCGGCGGCGTTGCTGCCGGCAAAGCCGGTGACGAAATGACCATTTTCGAGCACAAGCCAATCATGCTCGGCATGGTCCGAACCGTTATTGAAACGGATGGTGAAACGGCGGGTCATGGTGCGGCCAAGCGTTTTATTGTGCTCGTCAGCCTGTCGATTGAGACGGTTTATATATCGCTGTTCAGCGGACATGGCATGCTCCTTGGTTTCGATGACATGAACCTAGTCCTAGTTGCGGTCCTTGTCAATGGGGCGATTATCTCCATAAAACCCATTGTTTCCGTTTTCGAAGTGTTCAGGAAACATGGCGCGATATTTTTGCGGGTTGGCGTGACGCCACGCTAGCGTTTGCTCGTTGCTCATGCGCTCGAAATCGGGAAGCCCATCTTTGACAGGGAAGCCGTCCTTATGGGCGCGCTTATTACCCCATGTCCCTAGCCTCTTCATGTCCGCTAGCCGCCGGCGCGCTGATTTGATCTTTTCCAGATTGTGCGGGGTCATATACCGATTGGTGAATTCGACGCTGCCAAGCGCTTCGAATTCGCGCGCGACGGCTTCGTAGCGCCGATAGCGATTGGGATTGCGCCGCGCATTGTGGTCGTGCGGCTCAGGCCGCGAGGGCCGAGTGGCGTCGTCGTCGTTTTCCTTGGCGATGGGATAGCGATACGGTTCAGGATCACGCTCAAGGCAACCTGAAATGTAGGAAACGGTCTGAGGCGATATTCCGAAGGCGAGGCCGATTACGTTTGATTGGACGCCCGCATAGGCCGCCGCAAAAGCCGCACATTGCGTGCTAAACTTCAGTTTTCGCCCGCCAAGGTGCGCATCGTCGCGCGCCAGCCTCCACAACTCCTCATTGGGATTATGTTCCGGGTTTTCCATGTTAAAACTCCTGAAAGCGTTTCGTAGGTTTTAAGTTGACTTCATCAAATTAAATTCACTCCTTTGCAGAGTCAAGAGACATTACGCGCCTGAGAAGAGAAGGAGGTAAGCCTAGGCGATACACTTAGAACGGGTATGCCGCTTTTGCCGGTTGAATAGTTGTGGGACTGCAAAAAGTTCAAATGTAGAGGCCTTAAGCGAGTGAAAGTTGAGACGGCCCGGAGGCCCAAATCTGATCTCCAAGCGGCGGCGGCGGCGGCGTGTGGCGCGGCCGACCGCCTTTCTGATTTATACGTAGCCTGCGGCAATTGCCCAGACCGCGAAGGCGAGCGCGGCGGCGAGCATCATGCCGCTAACCGCCATTGGCCGTCACGGAGCAGGTAATGAGGCTTGCGCGCGAGGCGGGCGCGCTTCGCGGCCATCGCTTGCTCATAAGCCGCGACGATATTGCCGCTGAAGCCGGGACGGTCGATCGTGAGCGTTCCGGCTGCCCATGCGCGGCGGTCGGCGGCGGCTTGAGCGTGAAACGCGGCTCTCGCAGCTGCGTTGGCTTTGGCGGAGCTATATTTGTATTTAAGATCGGCTTTGATGTTGACGTGGCATTTGCCACGGCTGGCGAACGCGTGGAGTTCAGACAGTTGCTTGGCGCGGACCACTTCGCTGATGGTTTTGCCGCGTTGGCGTTTGATGTCATAGATCGACCCCCATTTCTCGGGCTCCGGGTTGCCTTCGAGGTCATCGAATGAGAATGGGCGTGCTTCGAGCCATTGGGTGAGCTCGTGTTCATCTTCGGCTGTCATAGGCATGGCATGCTCTCGATCGCGCGTGATTGCGCGCCAATGCCAGCGCCGCAGCGCTGGCAGTAGCTCGCGATCAGCGCGGAAGCGCGTGAAGCGCCTTGAGTGTTATGCGCGGCGATAGTCCGACATCGTGGCACGCGGCGCGAAAGCTTTCGCCGGTTCGATCGATTGTGTTTTCGCCTTGCAATGTGCGCTGGACGCTAATCATGTAGCGCGCCAGTCGTGCTTCATCCTTGGCCCATGCATGATCCGCAATGAGGCGCGCGCGATAGGCGTTGAGCAATAGGGTCTGAGTTGTCACGGCATGCTTTCCTATGTTGGCGCGCATGATGGGCGCGCGTCCAACACATAGTCCTAGTCGCAGTCCTTGTCAATGCCAGTCCTTGTCGCAGTCCTTGTTAATGCGTGAGAGTTAATGTGACGCACGAGCTCGACGCTGCGGCGTTCATGCAATGGATGAGCGGGGCCCCTCGTCGTGTCGTGGGTGGGCGAGATCCTTGAAGCCCCCCTCCGCCCGGTCACTTCTAGTTCCGGTACTGGGGATGGTAGCGACCGAGCAATTGGGCTAAAATATAATACATCAAAAATCGGGCAATCCACATGATCGAGGATGAGTTTCTTCCCCTCCCCTATTACTCGTACGACCAGCGTCCTTCGACCACCCCTATTGACGTCGAGGAGGCGGCGACCGCGCTTTACCTTGCCGAGGGGGAGATTGCGCTCGCCTCCCAAACCCTGAAGGTTGAGCCGCTCCGTCTCGTTCGCGTAATCCGGCGCAGCCCGCGTCTCACCCGGCTTCACCAGGAGCTTGTCTCTCTTCTGAACGACAAGGTTCATCACGAGTATGCGAGAGCCTTCAAGGACGACGACGACCGTCGCCGGGAGTGGGCTGCGTCGAAGGTCAGTCAGACCCGTCAATTCCAGGATCATCCGCTTGCCCCATCCACTCAATCCTCCCCACCGACGCTTGCGCTTGGCGGCCCGACCAAAATCATCATAAGCTGGGACGATGGACCTCTCATTGAGCACGACGCGGATGGTTGAGTTTTGGCTTGGGGGTTCGAACCGGATTGTTCATCGGGTCGCCCAGGCTGCGATTGACGAGTGTCTTGCGTTGCCCAAGCACGCCGATCGTTTTGCTTATTGGCGCAAGGTCACTGGCGATCCGCGCATTGACGGCCGCGTTCTCGTTTGGAGCCCTATTGACTGACGTCGATGATGCACTTTCCGATACCGACGCCACTCGTGTACGTGTGCCGTATCGACCTCGGCCCCATTTCGTTCCTTTGCATGCCTCTTCCAAGCGCTGGTTATTTGTTGTTGCGCATCGTCGGGCGGGGAAGACGGTGGCGTTGGTCAACCAGCTTATACGGGCTGCCAACATCAACGATCGTTCCACTCCTCCGCCTCGTTACGCGTACATTGGTCCTTCCTTTGACGCGGCGAAGGATTTGGTATGGGGTTATCTCAAGCACTACACCCAAGCGATCCCCGGCGTCCGGTATATGGAAGGCGAGCTCAGTGTCACGCTTCCAAACCAAGCCCAAATTCGGCTTTACGGCGGCGCTCTTGCTTACGAGCGGATGCGCGGCATTTATCTCGACGGCGCTGTTCTTGACGAGTACCCTCTTCTCCATCCCAACGCTTTCACCTCTGTGGTGCGCCCTTGCCTGGCTGATTACCGGGGTTTTGCGATTGTATCGGGAACGGCGGCGGGGGAGGATCATTTCCACGCTCTGAAACTGCGCGCTGACGACGATCCCGGCTGGGATGTGTTCGATATTCCGGTGACCGACACCGGGACCAGCGCGCTCAATCCGGACGAGGTTGAGGAGATGCGGGCTGACATGTCTCCGGACGAGTTTGCCAGAGAGATGTTGTGCTCGTTCCAGGCTCCGGTTGAGGGGGCTTACTACCAGGAGGCGATCAACAGCTTGCAGAGCCAGAACCGGGTGACCAAGGTCGCCCCGGACCTCAACGCCAGCGTCATCACGGCGTGGGATTTGGGCATCCGGCATTTGCAGTGCATTTGGTTATTTCAGGTCTGCGGGCGGGAGCTGCACTGGATCGACTACATCGAGGGGCGGGGCAAAAGCCTGAGCCATTATGCTGATCTGCTTGCAATCAAGGCCAAGGTTGGCGGTTACGAGTACCGGGCGCATTTGCTGCCGCATGACGTCGAGGTGAAGGAGCTAGCGACGGGTCACTCTCGGCGGCATGAGCTCAACACTTTGCTCAGGGAGCCGGTGATCACCGTTCCCAATCATAGCACCGAGGACGGGATCACCGCGACGCGGGGTTGCCTGGGGGTGAGCTGGTTTGACGCGGAAAGCACGCGCAAGGGGCTGGCGCGGTTGCGCAGTTATCGCCGGGGCAAGAGCGGGGTCGCGGTGGCGGACGAGGCGGAGGACGCTGCGGATGCGTTTCGGACTGGGTGTGTCGGCTTGCCGATGATCAGTGGCGGCTTTATGTCCAGTAGCGGCGCGGGCGGGCGGTTGCGGCGGCGGTTGCGGGGTTTGATATGAGCGCTGGTTGGGCGATTTTTTGTCTACTTGCCGGTTGGATGCTCGCCCCGTTATTTTTATTCCCGCTGTTTCTCATTTACGCGCTTTGGCGACGTTTATTTGGGCCCAAGCCTTACGTCGAGCCGCCTTATATCGATCCTGGTCCACCTACGCCGCCGCCGCCTTTGACCGACGAAGAGTTTGTGCGCAAGATGAACCAGGCGCGGTTGATGCGGCGCAGACGGGCGAGGGGATTGGTATGACGGAGGACGACATGCCGAAGGGAGCGGAGAAGGTGAGCAAGAACCTTGACCTCTTAATCGAGATGGATGAGCCCGAGCAGTTTGTAGGGGCGGCGGTTCAGGCGACGTCGGGCAATCCGCGCTGGCGGATTGTCCACGAAGCGTTGCTGGAGATTGAAAAGAAATTAGCGGACGCGAACCAGCCGTCGCCGAAAGCTGCTACAGAGGATGCGCCGACTACAGAGGATACGCCGACAGCGTAGGAGCTTCTCATGCCGCAACTTTATTGGATCGTCCCGCTCGAGCCCGGCCATGCCGGCAACGAACTCCCCGGCGGACCGCCCGGCCATGTCGGCGGCGGCCCGATTTATCATCCCGGTCATCCGAGCCACGGACTCCCCTCACATGGCCACGTCGGCGGTGGCCCGATTTACCATCCGGGGCACCCTGACCATGGTCTGCCGAGTCATGGCGGGCCGGTTGATCCCGGTTATGGCCAGGTCGGGGGCCAGCCGCATCCTGGCAATCGTCCGCCGGGCAGTTGGTGGGGGCGTGACCGGATCGACAATTCGCTTCCCGAGGGCGAGGACGTCGAGATCAGCAACGAGCTCCCGGAGGTGCCCTCCGAGTACGAGGACAAGGTTGTAGTTGCGATCAAGCGTCCCAATCAAGAGTGGACGGTGAAGGCGTATGATCCCAATTCGGGCATCGACAATACGCTGCCGCCCGCGCCAGAACCCAAGTGATCGACCGGGACAAATTCTTCGCGAGCGTGCGGGAGAGCGTCTTCAATGGCGTTCTCTCGCAAAGTCAGGTCGACGGGCTCAATTATCTCCTCGACGTCTGGGAGATGCATTTCCCGAGCAAGGATATGCGTTGGCTCGCTTACGCGTTGGCGACCGCCTATCACGAGAGCGCGGCGACGATGGAGCCGATCGAGGAGTACGGCAAGGGCGGCGGCTCGAGCTACGCCCAGCCCGCCGGTCCTTATGGCAACTGCTACTATGGCCGGGGCTACGTCCAGCTGACCTGGGAGGACAACTACAAAAAGGGCGAGCAATCCCTGGCCGATAATTACGGCGTGGTTTGCCCGATGCATCAATATCCGCATCGGATGCTCGAGCACGAGCCGGCGGCGCTGGTGCTTTATGACGGGATGATCGACGGCTGGTTCACTGGGGTCGGCCTGCCGAAATATTTCGACGCCGACACCGAAGACCCGGTCAACGCGCGCAAGATCGTCAACGGCCTCGACAAGGCCGACCTGATTGCTGGATACTACGCTTCGTTCAAAGAAGCTTTGGGCTAACCCGTCATGGCGATGGAACGGATTTTCGCGTCGTTCAAGGAAGACAAGGGCGGCGGAAGCACGGCCGCCTATGATCCGACCGATCCGGACTCCTACAACGAGTACATTCAGGCGATGATCACCGACTCTCGCGACTACGAGGGTTCGTTTCTCGCCGGCGACCGCAACCAGGCGCAGGAATATTATTACGGGCTTCTGCCGCGGCTCGACTCGAGCGGTCAGATGGCTGGGTCCGACACCACGATCATCGAGGATCCCAACGCCACTTACGCGCAGATCCTCGGCTACGACAAAGAGACGGCGAACCGCAGCACTTACGTTTCGACCGACGTGCGCGACGCGATCATGTTGATGCTGCCCTCTCTCATTCGGCTGTTTGCGGCGAGCGAGAACCCGGTGTTTCTGGTGCCGCGCAGCCAGGACGAGGTCGACAAGGCGCAGGAAGCGACCGACTACGTCAACTACGTGTTCTGGTGCGACAATCCGGGTTTTCTGACCCTTTATGGCGCGTTGAAAGATGCGTTGACGGTTCGAACGGGGTTTGTGAAATGGTGGTGCGACGAGAACAAGGAGACGTCACGAAAGCGGTTCACCAAGATCACCGCGGACCAGGTTCAGCAGATCCTGCTCGAGAACCCGAGCGCGAAGCTGGTGCATGTTGGCCGGCCGATCCCGAGCGGGATGCCGTCGCCGCCCTCCATGCCCGCGCCGTCGCCCTTGCCGCCATCAGCGCCTCCTATGCCGACGCCTGGGCCGGCCGCGACTCCGCCGCCTGGGCCGGGTGGGTTGTCTATGCCTCCGAATGCGCTGATGCCGCCGCCTGGACCGCCCCCGCCGACGTTCGACGAGGTGATCGTCCAGTATGAGATCGACAAGCCGCTGATCAAGATCGCCGGCGTTCCTCCGGAAGAGATGCGGCTCGATCGCTATGCGCGGTCATTTCGCGACAGCCGACTCGTCGGCCATGAGCGAGTGGTGCCGATCGATCAGATGATTGCGATGGGTTATCCGCGCGAACTGTGCATGGACCATATCCAGTCGCAGCAGATCAACGAATTCACGATGGAAGCCCAGCTGCGCAACGCTGGGCGTTTCATGTCGACGCGGGTTGGCGACGGCGTGCTCTACGGCGAGTGGTACATCAAGGCGGACAAGAACGCCGACGGACAGCCCGAGCTCCGTTATATCTGCACGATGGGCGACGACCATAAGATCGTCTCCGACGAGGAGGCGAACCGGGTCAAGTTCGCGCTATTCAGTTGCGATCCGATCAGCCACACCATCGTGGGCGACTCGATCACCGACTACACCGAAGACATCCAGAAAATTAAGACCAACATGATGCGCGGGATCCTCGACTCGCTGGCCGAGTCGATCAACCCGAAGACCGTCGTCAATGAATTGATGGTGAACCTCGACGACGCGCTCAACGACGACCTCGGCGCGGTGATCCGAACGCGCGGCGATCCGAACGCGTCGGTGATGTATACGCAGACGCCGTTCGTCGGTCAGGCCGCGCTGCCGGTCGTCACATTGATGAACGACATGCTGGCGCGACGGACGGGATTGACCGATGCGGCGAAAGGCTTGGACCCCAAAGCAATTCAGAGTTCCACTCAAATTGGCGTCGAGGCGGTTATCAACGGTGCGCAGGAACGGGTCGAGCTGGTCGCGCGTGTGCTTTGCGAAACTGGCTTTAGGGATCTGTTTACGGGCCTCTACAACGAAATCTGCGAGAACCCGAACCCGCCGCGTACGCTAAGGGTCAACGGCAAGTTTGTCCCGTTCGACACGTCGACGTTTGATCAGAGCATGTCAGTCGAGGTCAATCCGAACCTCGGCAAGGGCAACGACATGGTGCGGGTGGTTGCGCTGTCGGGGATCAAGAACGACCAGACTGCGCTGATTGCGCAGATGGGGTTGGGCAACCCGATTTGCGGGCCGCAGGAGATGCTCAACACGATGACCGACATGCTCGCATTGGCGAACGTGAAAAACGTTGGTCGCTATTTCAAGACGCCGACGCCGCAGCAGATGCAGATGATGCTGTCGGCTCCGAAGCCGCCCGATCCGCAGGCGATGGCGGCGCAGGCGATGATGGAGAAGGTTCGCGCCGAGACGGCGAAGGCGGTTGGGCAGCAGACGATCGATCGCGCCAAGATGCAGCAGGAGGACGCCTTCAAGCATCGGCAGCTCGAGGCGAAGACGCAGATCGATTTGCAGAAGCTCGATTTGCAGGGTCAGCAGGCTGGCGTCGACCATCATGTCGCGCTGGCGCAGTTGGCGGCTCAGCTGATGAAGAACCAGCAGGACAGCGAGTCGCAGGATCAGCAGTCGCAGCAAGACATGGCTGAGTCGCAAGCGCAGCAGGACCAAACTGCGCAAGACGGCCAGGACAAGGAGCGGCAGGCGATCTTGCAGGCCCAGGCGCAGGAACAGGCGCACGCGCAGAACATGGCGAAGATCAATTCCGGCCACGTCCAGGCGATGACGAAGATGGCGGCGGATCATCATGCGGCGATGACCGGGCACGCGCTGACCGGGGTGAAGACGATCTCCGCCGAACAGCAAGCCGATGCGGATCGGCTGCATGAAGAGGAGCAGGCGCGGCTGGATCGCCAGCATCAATCGGCTACGACAGACGCCACGCTGCAGAACGCGCAGACGATCGCGAAGATGAAACCGAAAGGTCCGGCGAAATGACCGATCCGATCCCATTCAAGCCGGTCGACGAGAGCATTCAGCGGCGGCAGCTGGCGGATGAGGCGCATGAGCTCCTCAACAACAAGGCGTTCACGACGGCGATCCTCGAACTGCGCAAGCGGTGGTTTGCCGATATGATGGACTCGAACGACGAGGGGCGCGATCGGATATTGAAGGCGCAGATCAGGGCGCTTGAGATGATCCCGCAGGAATTGCAGATCCTGATCAACAATCAAAAGATGCACGAAGCGAGAAAGAAATAATGGCTGAAGGCACCGACGAGGCCGCGGAGGTCTTCAAAGCGGAGCTTATGACCGACGTTCCGCCGCCGACGCGGCCGCGCGATCAGGCGGGGAAGTTTGTCGAAACGCGCGGCGAGCCAGAGGAGATGTTTTCGCCGCGTGAGATTGAAGGCGGTTCGGACGCTGGCGACGACGGTCGGCGGCGATCGAAGGAAGTGGAGGTTCGCCGTGGCAGGGAAACCGATCGGGACGAGGTACACGGGGCCAAGCCCGAGAGTCCAACAAGGATTGGGGCTCACGATGACGACGACGCCGAGCTCACCGATGAGGAGCGCGCCGTTGCAGAGGCCGGCGACGTCGAAGTTTCCGAGCGGAAGCCGCGGGACGACGACGACGAAAAATATGAAGTAGTCGTCGACGGCCGGCCGCAGGAAGTCACGCTGGGCGAGGCGCTCAATGGCTACATCCGCCAGGAGACTTTCCACCGACGTCTGACCGAGCTGACGGCGTTGCGCAATGCGCTCGAGGAAGACCATCAGCGTCAGCAGGCCAATTGGCAACTGATGATACAGGCCAAGGAGGCATACGAGAACGACGTCCGGACGATGATGCCGCCTGAGCCCAACTGGGATCAGGAGTTCCTGGTCAATCCGCAAGAGGCGCACAGGCAGCAGAAGATTTACCAGGGTTTATATGCGAAGTTGGCGCAAAGTCAGCGCGAGCGCGAGCAGATGGCGCAGATCCATGCGCAGGAAGCGGATAGACGGCTGGAGAAATATGCGGTAGATGGGTTCTCGAGGTTCGTGTTTGACAGCAAGATCGCTGATAAGCAGGCTCTCGAAAAAGAGATTTCGTCGATGCGTCGAACGGCGTTTTCGGCGGGATTTAGTGAGCAAGAAGTCGCCACGGTTTATGACCCCAGGATGCTGGCCATCCTGCGCAAGGCGAGCAAGTACGACCGGATGATGGCAGCGGCGAAACCACGCGCCGAGGTTCCGGGCAAAGGTCGAACGTTAACTCCCGGTGCGGCTACACCCTTAGGGAATGCGCCCCGAAGAGGACTCGACGAAGCACAACGCCGTTTGGCGAGCAGCGGACGTCTCGACGACGCCGCAGAAGTGTTCCGTAGGATCCTCTAACTGGGAGCTCCCCAATGCCCAAGGTTACTAACGCCTTCACCACGTACAATGCGGTGGGGAACAGAGAAGACTTGTCAAATGTAATCTACAACATCGATCCGTTTGATACGCCGGTGATGAGCGCCATTCGCCGGCGGAACGTGAAGAATCGGCTGTTCGACTGGCAGACTGAGTTTCTGCCGACTGTGTCGCCCAGCGTGGTCCCGGGTACGGGCGCGATGGACCCGCTGACGAATG